GCTCAAAAAAGAGAAAGTAGACAAAGAAGTCATTAAGGAAAAGGCTGTCGAGGCTCTTACTGAGACTTTCACTAACTCCCCTGTAACTACCGGCCTAGGCACTACGGCAGGTGTGGGCGCTCTATTGATGGATAGCGAGACACTATTACAAATCCTTCCTATGATTCCGGCAGACCATCACGTTTATGTGCTGTTAGGTATGTATATCACCTCTGCTGTTTTACTGCTAGTTGGCAAGAAGTTAGATAAATGATGGAATTACTAGGAATGTGGGCGGGTGTGACAATCTGTTTAATTTATTGGTGGATTAGTCATGAGTCTAGCTAGGTCGTTAAATCAATTTTTAGTCAACCCTCTTGTAAGGGCTTTACACTCTGTAGCGGGATTAGATGCGGCAAGAGCTGCGTTAGTTGAAAAGTGGCCTATGAATGGCTCTCTAGTAGGTAGTGAGGGCACTCCTATTACGTTTACTCGCGCAAGTAAGGATAATTACCCTACTGTGTTAGGTGGTTTCTTGATGCAAGCCATTAATGCGCCCTCTTACGGTGCAGGCTTAGCACTCAATGGCTCATTGACCAATATTTGTACAAATAATAATTTGGCTGTTGATGCTGCACTAACTAATATTACGGATGGTGCTAATGTAACTTCAAGTCGCGTAGTGGGTGGCGCTTTAAATGCAGGAACGGATGTATATGTAGTTGAGAGCACAGCAAGCGCGGCAAGTGGTAACTCAGTGCAAATTGGTGGTACGGCTGCTACAGCTACAAGTCACTCGGCTAAGCTTGTATTTAAAGTCACAGCGGGCGCGGGTGGTTGGTTGCATATCGGCACAACGCCTACAAATGGTATAAGACTAGATAGCACAGAGTTTGTTGTTATAGATTTAAATGATTACACAGCCACAATAGGGGATAATCTTTATGTGACCCCTGATAATGGCGCTACAATTCAATGGCTCGGTAATTGCTTTTATAATCTCGCTTTCGCCACTCCGCATATTGTTGAGGCATTAGGCGCAACGGGTACTTTAGCTCAAGTAGACGCTCAGCTATCGACTACAGGATTTCCAGTTAATGGCTGTTCATATTATTTAGAGCTACCTAAAGGGGTTAGGGATAACGGCACTAATCAAGTTCTTATTGACTCATTCGCAGATGCTAGTAACTATTTTAGAGTTAACTACTCGTTAGCAAACGGGCTTAGGGTCATTAAGAGGGTTGGCGGTACAAATTACATCTTAAGCGTCCCATTGGTTGCTGATGGCACGCCCTTTAGCCTTATAATTACTCAAGATAGTACGAGCGGAATTGAGCTTACATTAAGCAACGGTTTAACCGACTCTGACCCAGATACTCAAGATATTCAGCTTGACAGTGTGCTAGTGTTAGGTCGCAGGGATGACTATGCGCAGCCTTTATACAGCGAAGAAGCACAGCTAAAAGTATTCAATGAAGTAGTAACCTTAGAGGCGGCTAAATGGACTTAGTAGAATTATTAACTTATTGCTCAACTTCTGTTAGAAAAAAGTTAACCAATAGCTATCCTGAGCATATCCATGAATTAGAGGATGGAAGCATTCGCCTAAAGGTAGCTAAGATAAAGACAGAGCGCACAGACAATCATGCAGCAAGTCTAATCCGATGTAAGCCTAGTGATTTAGAGTGGGTAAGCGATGTATTTACACTATGCTCAGAAGTAGCCGAGGTATCTAAAGGTGAGAGCGCATGGGATATGGTGACAGAGGAAGGTGAAACTTTAATAGAGTTAGCGTATAATCGCAAGTATATTAACGAAGATGGCCAAGAGTGTTTAAAACCTAAATGCTTTGGCCGATTTATGTGAGCAGGAATTAAACAATGGCAACAGCAAACAAAACAGTAATCGAAGTAGGGGCAAGTGCTTCAGGTGTGCAGGGTGGAGTAAACCAAGCTAAAAACGATATGGTTATCTTACGCGCTTCTGGTACATGGGATAGCACAGTATTGTCTTTCAATGTATGGACAGGCGTAGGACAGCCGCAAAGCCCTACAGATTCAGGTTTCATCTCTGAGTATACCTTTAACGCTAATGAGCAGGTAAGCTACCTAATCGGGACATATAACTACTGGACTATTACAGCTTCAGGTGGTGGCGCAAGCTCAGACATCGAGTTTACTTGTCAGAGCGTTCAAGACTGTAACCGCTAATAACTCTGGGGAGAGGATTATGGCAGGTGGTAGACCGACTAAATACAGTGATGAGGTCTTAACTAAGACTAGGGATTATATTGATAACTTCGGCAATTATGGTGACTTAGTGCCCTCTATTGAGGGGTTAGCTTCTGAGTTAGGGTTAGGTGCTAGAACGCTTCACGACTGGAAACATCAGGAAGATAAGCAAGAGTTTTCGCGTATGTTAGGTGAATTACTCTCTAAACAAGCCCGTATAGCAATGAATGGGGCGCTAGGTGGTGATTATAATGCCACTATTGCAAAGCTGCTTCTCACTAAGCATGGCTACTCAGACAAGGTAGACCAGACATCAGAAAGCACTCACACTATTAAAGCCCCAGACTTAAAAGTTCAGTTTGTAGATGCCTCAGCAGATACCGACAGCGTTTAAGGATTTATTCACCCCGTCACGTTATAAGGTTTATTACGGTGGTCGTGGTGGTGGTAAGTCATGGGCTATCGGTCAAGTCTTACTAATGAAGGCAATGACAGAGCCTGTACGTATTCTCTGTACACGCGAGTTTCAACAATCTATTCAAGAGTCAGTACACAAACTCCTATCAGACCAAATAGACGCTATGGGCTATCAGGAGCATTTTGAGGTTCAGCGCTCTATCATCTACGGTAAGAATGGCTCTCAATTCATATTCGAGGGCTTAAAGAATAACGTCACTAAGATTAAATCCATGGAGGGTATTGATATTGTCTGGGCTGAAGAGGCTGAGAGTATCAGTGAAAACTCATGGGATGTACTTATACCGACTATCCGTAAGCCTGACTCTGAAATATGGGTAAGCTTTAACCCTAATGATGAGATGGATAACACTTATCAACGCTTTGTTATTAACCCACCTGAGAATGCCGTAGTTAAGAAGGTTGGGTGGCAAGACAATCCTTGGTTTCCCGATGAGCTACGGGCTGAGATGGTTGAGTGTAAAGAGAAGCAGCCTAAGAAGTGGCTACATATCTGGGAGGGTGAGTGCGCTAGTGACTACGGTGACTCAATTATACAGCCTGAATGGGTAGAGGCGGCTATTGATGCTCATAAGAAGCTAGGCTTTGAGGCTTTAGGTTTAAGAGTGCAAGGCTTTGACCCTGCTGATGAGGGTACGGATAACAAAGCATACGCTGTTAGACATGGCTCATTGGTTGAAGATGTTGTGCAGTGGGAGGGTGGCGACTTGAATGATGCGATTAACCGCGTGTTTGATTTCGCCTTTGATAGCAAGGTAGATGATATTGTATTTGACTCTGTAGGTGTGGGCGCGGGGATTAAGGTTGGCTTAGATGAGAGGATTGCAGGTAGAAACATTAGAGTAACGGGCTTTGGTGGTGCTGAGTCAGTGCGTGACCCTACAACAATCTATGAGGGTGACAAGAAGAATAAGGAAGTCTTTAGAAACTTGAGAGCGCAGTATTGGTGGTATTTACGGGATAGATTTGAAAAGACTTATCGAGCTGTTGAGAAGGGTGAATACATAGCACCGGATGAATTAATTAGTTTAAGCTCAACTATTGCAGACTTAGGGCAGTTAAAGTCCGAGTTATGTCGTGTACAGCGCAAACGTGGTACAATGAATAGCTTAATACTGCTAGAAAGTAAGCCAGAAATGCTAAAACGTGGCGCAAAGTCTCCAAACATGGCAGACGCTTTAGTAATGGCCTTTGCTAACCCGCCACCTAAGAGTGACATTAAGCCTAGACAAACACGTAAGAGAAAGTGGAAATGATTAAATTAAGAAAAGATAAGCGCGAGAAGTTACACAGAGAAGCTATTGCACGTTGGAAGGTAGCGAGCGAGTGTGAGGAAAAGCAGCGCATCTTAATGAATGAAGATACTTTATTCGCTCAGTCTCAAGATGGTCAGTGGGCTGACTTAGTGAATGGTGAGACAGAAGATTCTAGAGCAAGGTTTACGGTTAATAAGATTGCAGCCAGTTTAGCGGTTGTCTATGGTAACTATGTTCACATCAGACCGCAAAGTAAGTTAGTTGCAGCGGGCTTAGGTGCTGACAAAGAGAGCGCTGAGGTGCGTACAGGCTTAGTGCGTTCTATTGAGCAACAGAATCAAGCGGCTGATATTTATGACACAGCCTTTAAGAATATTATACAGTGTGGCTTTGGTGCGTGGAAAATCAAGCTAGACTATTCAGACGATGATTCGTTTGATCAAGACATTATAATGATTCCTATTCCAGACGCGGCCAATACAGTCTGGTTTGACCCTACAGCTAAACGCTATGACCGTAGAGATGGTGACTATGCCTTTCACGTTGAGCATATTAGCTTTGAGGATTACAAGTTAAGATACCCTAAATCATCCATGGCTCAATTCCCTACAATGGAAAAGCTTGTAGCGGGCAATACAATGAATTCTTACTGGTATAAAGGTGAGATGGTTGCAGTGGGTCAGTACTGGCGTAAAGTGCCTGTTAGGAAGCGTATAGGCTTACTAGAGACCGGTAAGACCGTAGAGGTTACAGCAGAGCTTGAGGCTAGTTTGCAGAATGGTGAAGGCGCTGAGTTAGTAAGAGATGAGATGGGCAATGTTAAGACTCGCATGGTTGATTCGCATAGAGTTGAGATGTTTATGATGAATGGCTTAGAGATTCTAGGCGATGGTTGGGAATTCCCCTCTAAGTTTATCCCTATTGTGCCTGCCTTCGGTGAGCAAGTATCAGTACAGGGTGAGAGACATACACGAGGCATGGTGCGTTTTGCTAAAGACCCTCAGCGTATCTATAACTATGCTAACAGCGCATTTATTGAGAGCGCAGCTATTAGCCCTGAGCAACCTTATCTAATTGCCTCTGAGCAGATTGACCAGTATGAGGAGGAGTGGGAGACAGCGGGTGCTGAGTTACCTCCATACCTACGTTATAGGCATATTGATGGCGTACCCATGCCTCAGCGCGCTAATGCCCCTATGGCTAACCAAACACTTGTAGCGCAAATGTCTCAATCAGAGAATGATATTAGAGCTACGATGGGTGTTATTAATGTGGGTGGAATGCAGCAGCCTCAAGACATATCAGGCCGCAGCTTTATTGAGCAGATTAAGAATAATGATTTAGGTACGGTAGTATTTACGGATAACTTGAAGAAGTCTGTACAGTATTCAACAGAGATTATTAATAGCTTGCTTCCCGTAGCTTATGACTCAGAGCGAGTTGTAAGAGTAGTGGGTGAGGATGGCTCAACAGAAGAGATAGCCTTTAACAAGCAAGAGCGTAACGCTAATGGTGAGTGGGTAACAATGAACGACTTATCAAGTGGTAAGTATGACGTATTCTCCTCAGCAAGCCCTAGCTACATGAGTCAGCGTAATGAGTTAATGGAAACATTAAACAAGCTGTCAGCTAATGACCCTTCCTTTGCCGCAATGACAGCAGACTTTACCGCAAGCTTAATTGATGCGCCTTTTGCTGATAAGCTCCAAGAGCGAGTGCGCAAGCGCTTAATTCAACAAGGTATTGATGAGCCTACAGAGGAAGAAGCTGAGAAGTTTGGTATTAACCCTCAAGCTATGCAGCAACAGCAACAAGCGACAGAGCAAGCGAATCAGGCGTTCCTACAAGCTCAAGCACAACGCGAGCAAGCTGAGACTATGAAGATACAACAGCAAGCCGCCTCGGAAGCCGCTAAAGCTGATAAGTATGTATCTGAGAATCAGTCAGTCATGTTGGATAATGTTAAAAAGGCTATTGAGAATGTACAGTTAGCAATGCAATCAGGAATGACACCAAGCCCTAGTGACGCTATGATTATCTACGGTGCTAAAGAGATTGCTTTAGATGATATTGCAGACTCGATTGAAGATAGGCGCGAGCTTGAAGCTAACCTACAGCAGACCATAGGAATGATGCAGGCAGCACAACAACAGCAACAAACTCAACCTATTCAGCCGACTCCTGAG